AGTAGCAAGTTAAGTCATTGATTTTTAGCTGTTTTTCAGCGCTTCAAGCGAAAATCCATAAGCTTTCTATAATCAAGGTCTTATTTTTGAATCTAACAAAGTAGTGCTAAAGATAGGAGGTAAAAGTCATGGAACAGTACATTAGACTGTCTCACAGTGCATTAGCTTCCTTCCTGACCTGTGAGAGAATGTTTCAACTGGACAGACTTTTGGAAGGGGCACCCGAGAAGAGGGACTATCCTGCAACAGTCTTTGGGAAAGCCTTTGGTGCTGGAGTGGCAGAGTACATGCTAACTCAAGACAAGGAGATAGCCCTATTCAAAGCCTATCTAGCTTATACCCCAGTCCTAGAAGATGATAAGAGAACAGAAGAAATTCTAATCAACATGCTCCTCGTCGCCTTCCCTAAACTGGACACCTTATTACTGGATTATGAAGTGGCAGTATTCGAGGGGAAGCCTGCTATTGAACTCTCCTTCCGACTTAACTGCACGCCGACTATCTTTTTTGTAGGCTATGTAGATATGATTCTACGCAACAAGTGGACAGGGGTATATGCTATTGTAGAGAATAAGAGCACAGGGATGAACTTACTAGACCTCGACCCTCTCTTTAAGAATAGTGGGCAGGCTTTAGGTTATTCCATTATCCTAGACAGGATTGCAGGAAAAGATAAGTCAGCCTATGAAGTAATCTATCCAATAGGGCAGCTTAACTCTAGGTCTAATGGAGGATTTTCCCCTAACTTCATTATAAAGACTTTCAACAAGACCTTGAAGGACAGGCTTAATTGGTTTATTACCCTTAAGATGGACATACAGCGACTAGAACAGATGCAAGCCTTGTCCGTATTCCCTATGCGAGGTAATAACTGCTTACAGTATATGAGACCTTGCAAACACTTCGGAACCTGTGGAATGCAGGGACTGGATAAACCCAAGGAGCTTCCACCTGACCTAACAGAATATCAATTCACCTACTCCTTAGACGAGCTGGTTGCAGAGTACCTAGAAAGGATGGAATAATATGAGTGCTACATTGAAGAAGACAGACAAGGAAGTAAGGAAGAAGATGAAGGTTGCGCTCTCCTTATATCTCAATACAAGGGATGAAGCCCTCACTTCAGAAGATATACTGGAACTAATGATAAGAGCCTTCTATAAAGGAAGAGACCAAGAAGTCCTGCATATCAAATACAAGAATTAAAAACTATCCCTACAGAAAGGAAAGTAGAATGAACTTAACTGACCTAGCCGCGAAAATAAAGAAGTCCCCTATCTCAAGGAGTATCCTAGTATATGGAGCACCGAAGACTGGAAAGACAAGACTGGTAGGAACTGTTGCAGCCCTTCCTTCTGTCAAGCGAGTATTCTGGTTTGATGGAGAGAATGGAGCAGAGACTTTATTGCATATGGGCTTATCAGAAGAAGCCTTGCAAAAAGTAACCCTTTTTCAAATCCCAGATACTAGAGCTGTTCCACGCTTCATAGAGACAGTCTTGAAAGCCTTTACTTCAAAAACTCCTGTATCTATCTGCGATGCGCACGGCAAGGTAGGATGTATAGAATGCCAGAAGGCAGGAGCTGGTTCAGCTGAAATCTTTATACCCTCCCTTACCTCACAGGATGTAGTAGTGGTAGACTCAGGCTCTCAGCTAGGAACTTCAGCTCTAGCCCTTGCTATGATAGAAGCTGGAGCATCCCCAAATGCGAAGCCTTCATGGGATGAATACACTGTTTCTAATGGTGAATTGATAACCATTCTGAATGTCATGCAAGCTGCTGCTACCTGCACTTTCATTCTAATTACTCATTCCCTTCCTATTGAAGAAGAGTATAATAAGGTGAAGAGGGACAGACTGATTCCTCTAATGGGAACTAAAGCCTTGAGTGTTAACGTAGCCAAGTATTTTGGTTCAGTCATTCTAACTGAAGTAAAACTAAAGAAGCACACAGCAGGAAGTTCCTCTACCTATAGGGCAGATGCAGTCACAGGCTCTAGGACAGGAGTATCCCTGGAGACAGAAGGAGCAGTAACATTAGCAACTATTATGGGAGAACTTAATATGAAGACCTAAATCAAAACTTAGACTTAAAACCTATACTTAAAAGCAGACTTAAAAATCAGACTTAAAACTTAAATAAAAGAAAAGGAATTATCATGAATGATACTACATTGTTGGGCTTGGAAGATATGTTGGCCGCTACTCTGGATTCGATAGAAGTAGCTCCAGACTTTGTATCCCCACCAGACGGAGAGTATGAACTGCGCTGCATTTCAGCAAAGGCGGAGACTTACACCTCTAAGGTAGGGAAGAACGGGGCGCGGATTAAGCTGGTCTATGCTATCCAGTCTACTATCAGTACAGTAGCAGGAGAGATGCCTGTTCCAGATGGTAGCCTAATCTCCGAGACTCTTATGTTCACGCCTCAAGGACTGCCCTACTTTGTTACTAGAGCCATTGCTCTGCTGCATGTGTCAGATGTAAAGGGTATCCCAGTAGCGGAGATTCTAGACGCTCTGGAAGGGGCAGAAGCTAAAGCCCGAGTTACTACTAAGCGTACCCCAAAGGTAGCTTCAGAGCCCAACGGAGCTTTCTACGAGAACTTGAACATTCGAGTAATCTCTTAATAGAGTAACCTGATAGCCTCTAGTAATGGGGGCTATCAGCTTTACCCTAGGAGCTTTTTTACAGCAAGAGCTTTTTTACAGCAAGAGCTTTTTTACAGCAGGATAACAGATAAATTAAGGAGATGATAATGGAATATCCAGAAGACCCATGGGACGGTTGCTATGAAGGAAAAGAATTCTTACACGAAGAGGAGAGGCGAGAAGCCATTGACTGCGCAGAGTGGATTAGCCGGGCTCGCACGCTAAAATATGAACTCACGGAAGCCCAAAAGTACGCAGGGACTGCCTTGTATAGAATCAGAGCCTTGAAATCTTTTAGGGATATAAAAGAAGGAGACTTCGGAGGTTGGGTAGAAAGCCCGCAAGCCTTAAGCCAGTCAGGGGACTGCTGGATAAGTAAGGATGCCATAGTAGTAGATAGAGCAACCGTAAAGGAGGATGCCAGAATATCAGATAATGCCATTATAAGCGGGGATGCGACTATCAGTGGGCAGGCTAGAGTAGAGGGAGAAGCTCGCATAGGTGATTATGCAATAGTACGAGGACATGCCCTAGTAGGGCAGTTAGCTGCAGTACGAGGCCATGCCATAGTAGAGGAGGAAGGCTATGTAGGGGGCACCGCTGTAATCAGCGGGAAGGTAATAGTAAGAGGTAGTACCCACATATCTGGTAACGCCAGAGTGCAGGGACATACGGTTCTATCAGAGGGTATCATAGCAAGGGATGCTCCTCCTACCACAGAAGAGAATCCTAAGGCTCTTACAAAGGATGTTGTGCTAACTAGCCTTTCATCGAAGAATAGTAAGGGGGTGGAATAACACTATGAATACTTTATTAGAAGGCCTAAGACTGGAAATACGGAATCTGTCAGCGGATGTATTCAGCATGAAAGACTTACATTCAGGGGAGATTAGAGAGAGGAGGGCTCTTATAAAGAAAATGGCAGAGGATAAAGAACTTGTACGCACAGCCTACAGGGTAGGAAAAGGAGTGGAATACAGATTAAAAGGAGAGGCTCCTTTTGATTCTTCCTTCCCCCTAAGTGTTTGGAAAGGAGTCTATCCTTCCTTATTCAAGATTCCTCCAGTGCAAGTCAAAGGAAGATATAAGCATTTATTAGACATGAGAGGCAAGCAATGAGACTGTTATTGAATTGGTCGAAGAAAGAGCAGCCCTACTTAGGGATGATACAGCATGTAGCCAAGCAACTATGCTTTGAAGTAATAGGTACAAGTTCTGTTCTATCCATAGGGCAACTAATGAATATGGCAGAAGTTGCTAAGTGCAAAGGGGTATTCATGGTAAATGAAGAAACCCTCGCCAATCTAGTTCCTGGCAGCAGTCCTACATTAGATGAATGGCGAGGCTCTAAGTTAGATTATTCTATCCCAATCATCGTGGGGAATTCCCTCGCTAACCTTGCCACTGTACCTTATGCTAAGATGGTAGCAGAGCAGGACTTAGGAAAGTTCCGTACATTGCAACCAGCAGTTCCTTTCAATTACACAGTATTAGAAACTCCAGAATTACAAAGAGAGGCAGAAGAAGGTCTAAGCCACGCCGACCTTATTGCTTATGATATTGAGACAAAGACTATCAACAAGGACGAGGCTAATCTAAAGGCTGGGGATACTATAATTACTTGCTGTTCTTGGACAGGGGTATTTCCAGATGGAAGCCTAAAGACTTACGTGCTCCCTTTTGTAGACTTCCTAGTAGACCACTGGCTATTAGATTCTCAATATGCTGCGGCAATTCAGCTAATGCAGAGAATCAACAAGTTGCCAGTCCCCAAGGTTATGCACAATGGGATGTATGATTCTACCCACTCAATTATCTATAATGCAGAGCCTTATAACTGGGTGCTAGATACTATGGCGATGTGGCACGCAACCTATTCAGAACTTCCCAAAACCCTCGACTTTGTTGCGTCCCTTACACTGCATGACTATTACCAATGGAAGCCGGAAGCTAAGGCTGCATCAGGTAGTAAGGACATAGCTAGATACTGGGCATACAACGCTAAAGATACTTGGACAACCGCGCGGATTTGCCTAGTCCTATTACACAACTCTGCAGCTTATGCAAGGAAGAACTATCAGTCTCAATTCAAACTGGTCTATCCTTCCCTCTACTGTAACTTTGTAGGAATTAAGATAGACCAAGAGAAGCGAAAAGAATTAAGGCTCGCAGAAGAAACTAGGGTGCAAGGTTCTTTAGTAACTCTAAGAACTCTACTGGCTGACCCCGGATACAATCCAGGCTCTCCTAAACAGACTGCTACCTATATCTATGACGTACTGGGTGGAGCTGACCCTAAGATAGGAACAAAGAAGAATTCTGACGGGAAGAAAGTAAAGAAGATTAGAGCTACGGATGAAAAGAATCTGCTCTCCGTAGGGAATCAGCACCCAATCCTACTAAGGGTAGTAAAGGCAATAGTCTCTTATAGGGAAGCTAGTAAAGCTATCTCTACTTATATGGACTTCCTGCAAAAGAATGGAAGACTTCTATATGCCTTGAACCCTTTTGGTACAGAGACTGGAAGAATGGCTTGTCAGTCCTCATCCTTATGGTGTGGGACACAGGTGCAGAATATCCCACCTTATGCCAAGCCCATGCTGGTGGCTGACGAGGGATTCATTATGGCAGAGATAGATAATAGTCAAAGTGAGGCTAGGTGCACAGCCTATCTTGCCCAAGACTGGGTACTAGCAGCAGCTCTAGAAGACCCTAATAAGGACTTCTACACTTCTCTAGGAACCTTGTTCTTTAACATCCCCTATGAGGAGGTAACTCTGGACTTCCGTAATAATGTGTTAAAGAAGATTGTGCATGGAACAAACTACATGATGGGGGCTAAGACCTTTGTGGAGAATGTAGGGGCAGAGACTCTCCTAGAAGCCGCAGATAGACTGGGGGTTCACCTAGCAATGACTCCACAGAGTCTCCAGGAGTTTGCACAGTCCTTGCTAGAAGCCTACCATGTTCCTTTCAATAAGGTTCGGGTATGGTATCAAGAAGTAAAGAATGAGATTGTAGCAACTAAAACTCTAACCAGTCCCTTAGGGCATGTTCGCTGGTTCTTCGGAGACATGCTTAAAAGTCATATGGCATTTAATTCTGCTGTAGCCCATGCCCCGCAGAATCTTTCTGTAAGTATTCTAAACATCGGGCTATGGAAAGTCTGGAAGCTGGTGAAGGAAAGCAACGGGGACTTAGTCCTACTAGGACAGGTGCATGATTCTGTATTATTCCAGTATAGGAAAGGAAGGGAAGACCTAAAAGATAAAGTAGTAGATGCAATGCAAAATACAGTATCAGTTAATGGGAGGGTACTTAGAATTCCAACTGTACTTAAACAAGGCAATTCTTGGGGGACTATGAAAAAATGACACAAGCTAATATCTTTACCGTACTGGCAGGGCTGCTTGTAGTACTTTGGGCACTTCTGTTAGCTCTTATCTTAATAATTATATACTAATCAAAGAAGGAGAATCAAAATGAATTACGAATTGGAAGAGGAACTAAGAGAACAGGCTCAAGTATTAAGGGAAAGACTGGAAGACCAAGTAGAGTTGCTTTCTCTATTTACAGTAATCCCTTGGGCAGAAGAGCTTAGGCAGAAGAGGCAAAGAGAGCTTCTAGAAACTATTGCAGCCAGCTGTGAAATCTTCTATAAAATTCTACTTAAGGAAGGGGATTCAAAATGAAAGATGAATTAAAGCATCCAATACAGGTACTAAGAGGATGTATAGCCATTAGGAAGGACTTACTTAGAACCCATATAAGCAATACCGGAATGCACGAAACAGACCAGTTAGTGCATAGAGACTTACTGGAAGGGATTATAGATAACTATGAAGCTCTTCTGGAGCTAGTCACACGGGAATCCACAATAGAAGAAGGAGGAGAATCAGAATGAATTATACCTTGAAAGAGGAACTAAGAGACCAAAGAAGGGTCTTGCAAGGAAGAATAGTCACTAAGGTAGACCTACTTAGAATCCATATACGGGTAGCAGGGCTGGAAGAACAGGAGAGACGAAGGCAGGAGAAGCTATTAAGCTCCATCCTCGCAAATTACGACCTTCTCTTAGAACTGTCCGAAGGCACCCCTTTTAGTAAGGGGATTCAAAATGAATGCTAACCCAGAGAAACAAACAAGAACCTTAAAAGAGGACCTGTCCTATCAACTGAGGACACTAACTGGGTACATAGCAGTTATAGGAGCAGAAGAACCAGAGCAGACGCGGCAGAAAGAGCTGCTTAAGGCTACTATAGCATACTGTGACAGCCTTCTTCAACCCTTTATTCAAGAAGGGGAATCAGAATGAAAGATGAACGAAAGAAGAGAATTAAATCTCTACAGGACACCCTAACTGTTCAGGTAGTCTTGCTCCCACTCCGTATAGAATTAGCGGCAGGATTAGGCGAAGCAGAACAGGAGGGACTGGAGAAGTCACTAAAAACTATTAAGGCAGTCTGTGATAAGCTTTTTGCTCTTCTTACTCCTGCCCTTTCTACTCCTACCATTCCTACTAAGTAGAATAATTAAGGTAACTATTGTGGATTTCTTTAGGGAATACTTTGAGTATGTAGGAGAGTCTGAAGCTCCTACTGCTTTTCATAGATGGTGCGCTCTTTCCGTACTAGCTACTACCATAGGGCGAGAGGTATGGATACCCTTTGGGCATAGTCCTATATATCCTAACCAGTACATCTTACTACTAGGAGTTCCTGGTAGTAGGAAGAGTTCTGCCATAGGTATAGCAAAGAAAGTCTTGAGACTATCAGGATATACTGCCTTTGCTAAAGACCGAACTTCTAAAGAAAGATTCTTCTCGGACATGGCACGGACTATAGACTTCGACGAGGAGGGTCTGGACATAGAAGCATTAGTCCTAGACTCTCCTTCAGAGATAACTATAGCCAATGGAGAATTCCTAGACTTCATTGGGCGAGGGGATATGGACTTTCTTACAGCTCTTACTAATCTATGGGACTGCCTCGCAAAATACGAGCACCCCAAACTACATGGAAAGGATGTAATCATTCAAAGACCCACTGTGAATATCCTAGGAGGGGCTACAGTGAAGGGGCTAGGCATGGCTATTCCAGCAGAAGCCTTAGGGACTGGAATTCTATCCAGACTTATGCTAATCCATGCCGATGCCACTACCCGCAAGATAACCTTCCCTCCGCCAGTCCCTGACAGTAAAGCTGATAAACTGGTACAGAGATTAAAGCAAATCAAATCAGACATGAAAGGAGAAATGATTATAGGAGAAGAGACTAGAGAACTATTCGATAGGATGTATAAGAATTGTCCAGGAATCCCAGACGCTAGGTTTGCAGACTATATGGGACGCAGATTTATTCATCTACTAAAACTTTCCATGCTCTTTGCCTTAGCAGACTTAAGAATGGAAATAACCTCAAGGGATGCACTATCTGCGAACACAGTATTAAGCTGCGCCGAACGGGAGATGCCAAAAGGACTAGGAGAATTCGGGCAGAGCAAGTACAGTGATGTAACTAATACCATTGTAGAAACTCTAGGTAAAAGCTCCCTTCCTATTAGCCACGCAGAATTATGGAAGCTGGTATCCAAAGACTTGAATGACGTAAAGGATTTAATAAACATCATGAAGAATCTAATCACCTCAGAGAAGGTACAAGTATTAGAGATAGGAGGGAAGAAAGGCTACATGCCGAAAACCTTGATTGATAAGCACTGGGAGGAGGATTTAATTCTACCTAGTATCCTAGTAGGTGATGAGTTCATATAAGGAGAAGTAAAATGAATAGAAAGCAAATAGGTGGCGACCACTATATGGTATTAGGGGTGCAGCCTTGGAAGGCTATGGAAAGCTGGATGTCCTATGAAGAGTTCACAGGCTACCTAAGGGGGAATGTAGTCAAATACCTTGCTAGGAAGAAGGGAAGCCCTGAAGATGGAATACAGGACTTAGAGAAAGCAGAGCACTATCTCTCTAAACTGATTGAAGTCCTTAACAAAGAGGCAACTAAAGAAGGAGAATAGAATGGAAAAGAGCCATGTAGGAATAATTGTAAAAGGGAAGAATGTCACGGATGGGATGGAAGACTTCAATAGACCGAGTCATCCAGACTTCATGACAGCAAAGGAACTAAAGGACATGAAGTTTTCAGGAACTCGGCATAACTCCTTAGTAGATTCCATAGAGATATGGACGACAGGAGACCTTAGAGGAAGTATAGGGGTAGCCGATGCCACAGCCAAGCCGGAACTCCTAGAAGCCCTATATGCACACATTTTTAGTCTAGCAGAAGTCAAACTGGAGAATCCTCGATGAGCCTTAATATAATGATAGACCTAGAAACACTGGGAACTGTGCCAGGGTGCGGGATTATATCCCTTGGTGCAGTATCTTTTGACGAGAAGTATAAATTCTATTCTACAATCAGTAGGTCTAGCTGTTCGAGCTTAGGACTGCATGAAGACCCTGATACTATGGTGTGGTGGAATAGGCAAAGTAAGGAGGCAAAGGAGGAAGCTTTTAGCGGGATTACGCCAATTAAGGGGGCTCTAATGGACTTTGCCCTTTGGTATAGTAGGACAGAATTGGATGCAAGGGACGGAAAAGCCTTTATTTGGAGTAATGGAGCAGACTTCGACCTGCCAATTTTGCGCTATGCCTACAGAGCAGTGGGTCTAACTCCTCCTTGGACAGCCTATAGGGGAAGATGCTACAGGACCTATAAGAATCTTCCAGAGAATAAAGGAATTAAAGGTGAGGAGATTGCAGGAACAAAGCACAATGCCCTAGATGATGCCATCTTTCAGGCTAGGCATATGAATAAACTCATTGCAAATAGGAAAGAGAGGGGAATAGAATGAACCAAGAAGACGTAGATAAAGAGCTAGAAGAGCTGTGGCTGAGGGTAGAAACTGTCCTCGCAGTAGCAGGTATATTCTTATTCCTGTATTTGGTAGTACTTGGAATAAGAAGCTCGTTATAATAAGAATCCCCACCCTCTAATCAAGGTGGGGATTCTTTTTGCCTTAGT